GCTTTCCAGTTCCAGTGAATCGCAACTTAACGCAATGTCTCCCGCTATTCTGCCGATGTCTTGTGGCAAGATTATGTTCTGACTCATAGTGCTTTTTCCTCCGATCTTAAAAAGGAACATCATCATCAAAACCTGAAAACACCCGCACCGCTGAAGCATCTGGATCTAGCTCGACCAGCTCTGGCTTTTCAGTCGTAAACTCAACCGACTTGATTCGGCAATACTTGCCATCCATCTCAGTTGTGATCGTCGCAGGATGTCGGCAGACGTTTGCGTATAGCATCGTGATTGCGTCTGCGACTGTCTGCGGACAATATGTTTTCGATCTCGCTTCCCACCACAGCCCAGCCTTCGTTTGCGCGTAGCCACTATGCTCGATGCACACCCACTCACTGACAGTTTCTTTCATAAATCCTTCGCCCTGCGTGCAGTCATAGTCGATCCGCAGCGTCGGCAGTGCGTCACCGCCACCTTTCTTCGTGTGTCTAGCCCACGTCACTCTGGCGACCGTCCATATCTCTGGCGGCGTCTTGCCTGTGATCTCTGATTCCGTGTCTGCCTGCGATTCATGCTTAACCGGGAATACAAACCCGCAGTCACCACATTCCGCAGACCGTGCGGCCACATCGAGTCCGCAGTTTGGACATTCCTTGCCACGCCCGTTATTCTCCGCAGGACTAGTTCGCGTGCCGGTGAATGCTGCGGACGATCGGCCATAGTTTGGATCGTCTAGTGAGCCATGTCTCTTAATGTTCTCGCCGAAGTCTAGGACTAAGCAGTTTGTGACTGACTCATGCTTTCGAAGTCCCCTACCAACAATCTGAGCAAACAATCCCGGCGACATTGTGGCCCGCAGGACACAGATAGCATCAATGCACGGCGCATCAAATCCAGTCGTCAGAACATCGCAGTTCACCAGCCACCGAAGCGAACCGCGTTTGAAGTCAGCCAGCGTTGCCGACCGCTCCATCGCGAACGTCTCACCTGTCACGATGCCGACCACTTCTCCAGAATTCTGGCGGATCGTTTCGGCGACGTGTTCCGCATGAGCTACACCAGCCGCGAACACCAGAATCGAATGTCGTCCCTGACACTTCGCGACAATCTCTTTGCAAGCTGCTGAGACATTGTCGGTCGTGTCAAAAGCAGACTGCATTTCATTTTCAATGAATTCACCGCCGCGCATTTTGATAAGCGACGTATCAACGGTTTTATCCGCTGGCCTGTTCGTGATCGGACAAAGGAAGCCCTGCTGAATCAGGTCTCCTGTGTACGATTCGTAGCAGATTTTTTGGAACAACTTATTGCGTCCGCAGAGCGGCCCTGATCCAGTACGAAAGGGCGTCGCCGTAAGTCCCGCTAACCGTTGCTTTGGGTTTCCTAGCTTGACGTCCGCTAAAAACTGACCGTACATCGTCTCGTCTTCAGACGAACACAAATGAGCCTCATCAATCAGGATCATTTCACGACGTCCGAGACTCAGAGCCTTGCGAAAAACAGACTGGATACCAGCGCAAACAATGTCCTCTTGCACCTGCTTAGATTTCAGCCCTGCTGAGTAGATTCCGATTTTGATTTCCGGAATCAGAATCTGAATCTTCTCGGCATTCTGCTGGATAAGTTCCTTCCGATGCTGAAGGACAACCACACGAGCATCGAACTCGCGAGCCTGCTGACAGAGCATTGCGATCACCAGTGACTTCCCAGCACCGGTCGGCAAAACGATCAGCGGATTACCTGGCTGTTCGGCCAGGTAGGTCCATGCTGCGTCGTTGGCTGCTGTCTGATAGTAGCGAGGAATCATAGTTCGAGTTCCTCATCGTCGATCTCGTCTGATTCGTTATCAATCTCATTGTCGGTTTCATCCCATTCGTCTTCATCGTCAAGATCGTCAAACGGTAATTGATTCGCTTCCGTTTTTGTTACCGACCTATCAGAAATCAGCTTGGCGAGATTCTTTTCCGCCTGGTCGAAGTACGTCGGTTTCAGTTCACAGCCAACGCCACGTCTGCCGAGATTCACGGCCCCGTGAACTTCTGACCCGACACCCATAAACGGCGTCAGTACGACCTCTCCGGGATTGCTCCACATTGTTACAGCCCGATGGATCACATCCAGTTGCAATGGATGTTGATGGCGTTCGTCGTCTTCCGCTTTCGATTCTTCGTATGGCAATACGTTGTCGAGTCGAATGTCATCCCAAAAACACGATGCGTAGTTTCGCCACACCCATTGCGAGTATCTATTTTCAGTCTGCTTTCCGGTCCAGTTTCGGTATTTCAGAATCGGCTTCGGCACCGATCGCTGACCGAAGTATTCTGAGAGTCCTGTCGGATGTGCGACCGGGATTTTGTTCTCACCCTTGCGGCGAAATGGAATCAGGTAATCCGCCGCCGCGATGTTCGTTTGGCAGGAGTCCTCTGTAAACGTCCTGTGCGCCAGTGCTTTCGCCATCGTGCGAAGCCTGACAGCGAGAGGCTCTTTCCAGATGCTGATTCTCGGAAGATAATCGAACCCGAGTTTCTCGTGCAGCTTGATAATGTCGCCAGGGAAATCGCTGTAACCGCAAATGTTCGCACCTTGTTTCGGCACGTCCATACAATGCACAGCAACTATTCTGCCCGGCTGAATCACGCGGGCAATATGCTCGCAGATAAACTCGTAGTGCTGAAAGAATTCATCGTAGGTCCTGGCGTTCGACAGATCGCGAACACTGCTGCTGTAATTGTACAGACACCCACCATTGACCGTCGCAAACGGTGGCGAATAAATGCAGTGACCAACGGATTTATTAGGAAGTGATTGCAGCACTTCTGCTGAATCTCCGTTGTATATTGCGTAGTCGTCCGTGATTACTTGCCGCAAGATAGCCATTCTGGAACCTCTTCTTTTTCAGGGTAAAAATCATTCGATGCTAAGTGCATCGCGTCTTTCATGTGCGACACAATCGCACTGAACATTCTGTCGGCCTGACTCGCTTTGCGTTTCAGACTGTTCAAAATTCCTGCCTCACCCTCGCTGCATATCGTTGACACAGTCACTGGACGTTTCTGACCGAACCGATAGCATCGCCTGACTTTTTGATAGTACTGCTCATAACTGTGACTCGGAAAGTCAATCACGTCAGAACAGTGCTGCCAGTTTAAGCCCCAGGCCCCTATTTTCGGTTTCAATACGATTCGCTGAATCTGACCGGAACCAAACGCCGTCAGCAGTTCCTCTTTCTTTTCGTCCGGCATTGATCCCGTAACCTCAACGGCACCGGGAACAACCTTAGTCAGCCTCTCACTTTCGTCATTTAATTCGCACCACAGGACCACAGGACGCCCGCCAGCCGCTTCTGCAATCTCGACAGCCTTGTCGCACCGTTCACGCAGTGAAAGTCGCCGCTCGGCCCGTTCGTCCTGTATGTTCTCGCCTGGCATTGGAAACAATCGCCCAGGCCTGCTTTTGTTCGACTCAACGACGTACTCGTTTTCGATTAGTTCCGGCAGGATAAATCCGTCGTCGGCAAAACCGAGGTCAGACGGCATCCGCAATGATCTCGCCCAACTGCAAACCCACGCCCAGAACGGTTCTTCTGCATGTCCTCGGAACCTGTATTTCGTTCGTCCCCAGCCGAGATGATCCTTCGACGTTTCCTGTTTGAAAAACGTCGTGATCATGTCGCGGAATCCGAGTAGTCCCAAAGCCTCCGACGATGTGCCCAACTCCCAAAAGTCGTTTGGTGCCGCAGTAGCAGTGCATAACAGCCTAAATCGAATCGGCTTTACGAATTCGTTGACGGTTCCTCGAGTCTGGCTTTTAAAGTGCTTGATTGCTGATGACTCGTCGCACACGATGCCACCGAATCGACTCGGATCAAATTTGTGCAGTTGCTGGTAGTTCGTGACCCACACGCACACCTCGCTCGTCATTTGTCCGTCGCGGGACCGCTTCGCCTCAATCCCGAACTTTATTGCCTCACGAATAGTCTGAGCACCGACAGCAATCGGCGTCGTGATCAATACAGGCTTGTTCGTCCGCTTCATAATTTCGTCGGCCCATGCTAACTGCATCGCCGTCTTTCCCATGCCGCAGTCCGCAAAAATTCCGGCACGCCCTTTTTGCAGTGCCCACCGCGTCATAAACTCCTGAAACGGAAATAGCATTGAATTGAGTGCTACTGGATCGAATCCGTCACCGTGCTGCCAGACAGCTTTTTCTCGAATGAACTCTTGATAATCTTTCACGTCACCCCTCTCAGTTTTCTTCCGTGTTCACGCCTCAGACACCCGCACGATTTTGTGCGGCCACTCGTTAAGTTAGCACTTCGCACGATTGCAATTTCTCCGCAGTCGCAACGGCATTTGAAAACCGATCGCGTCTTGATTTTTCCAATCAGTGACAGAACAACCAGTAGGCTGAAACGCTGACCGACTAAATCCCTTCGCCTAGCTGCCATTACGCTTCACCCCTCGCGATCATCAAGACTTCCAGACCACACCGGCGAACAGATTCCATCGCTTCAACCGACCAATGCGGCTGATCCATCACTCGCAAAATCTCAACAGCATGAACCATAAGGCGATTTCCAAACGTCTCAGCCTTTTCAATCTCAGGCCTCAACGCTTCCAGCCTAGCAATCCGAGAGGCTTTCTCTAAGTCAGCAGCGATTGATGCCAGCCTAGCGTCTTCAGCCTTGCGTTCCGCCAGCACTCGCTGCCGTTCGGCTTCGGCCTTACGTTCTTCGTTATAACGAATGGCTTCATGCTGACGATTAAGTTCAGCCTGCTGGATTTCGAGCGACTTACGTTCGATCTGCTGTTGATGCAACATAGCCTCACGTTCAGCGGCCATTGCCTGCCGCTCTGATTCCAGTTCTTCGCGTCTCACACGCAGTTCTTCAGCCTGCCGGGCGACTTCTGCCAGCCGATCTGCTTCGAACTTCTCTGCTTCCAGCCGTGCGGCTTCGGCCTGTTCGCGGAGTGTCTCGGCTTTCATTTTCTCACAGATAAAGTGCAAGCTGAATTCATCGTCGTTCATCTGCTCAATGGCTGCCACGTCTCCAGCGATGCACCCGGCCTGAGCCAGTCGTTCAATGCGATCGGTCAGCACCTTTCGCTTTTCAGCCTGCTTGGCCTTCTGTCGTTCGAGTTCTGCGGCTTCGTGAATCTGACGCTGGCCCCACAACGCAGCCTCGATCGGTTCGACTTCGCTCACCAGCCGCTTTTCTTCTTCGATGATTGCACGCGAATACTTAGTCGCATCCTCTCGCAATTCCTTGCCGCGTTTCGTAATGTCAATCCGAAGCCGCTTCACCTGCTTGTGAGCTTCCTCAACTTTGCCGATGCCATCGACGGCCAACGTGAATTTTCCGTACGCTTTCACGTTTGCAATCATCACCCGTGACTCATCGAATTCTGCCAGTGCCTGTGTGATCATACTCATCTAACTCTCTCGAAAGTTTTGAAAAATAAACTACCTAGACCTTTTATCAATTGCCCAATTACGAAACGTCTGCATGTTCACAGTACTAAATCCTTTTGCACCCGATTCGCCGACTGGTTCCCACGTCACGCGAGTCCCTTCAATCGCCAAGATCCTGCGAGCTGTCACAGCGTATTGCGGCTTGCCTCTGCCATGCCAAATTTGCCCGACTGCCAATGCTGGTTTCTTCATCATGCTTTTTCATCTCCTTGCACAACATCAAACGAAACTAACTTGCAGGGGATCTCTGTCGTCTGCTCAATATACACAGCCAGTGCGTCTTCATCGCCACAAAGCCAGTTGGCGGCATCATCGCGCGTCATCATCAAGTCGATGACTACTCGATATCTCACACGATACTCACGTTTGAATTCATCAACGCCGCTTGAGTTTATGTTTCTCTCCGTCATGTTCTTAGCATCCTTTCGACAAACACATTGACCGCTTTATAAATTTCATCCGCACGCTCAATCGACAATCCAATAGCTGTGCATTTCATCAGCGTCGGTAGATCAACGTCACCGACAACATGCACGCCTGCTGCTGACAGGCAATCGCTGTCATGCTCAGACAGTTCAACGACTAATTGCAGATCCACTCGCAGTATCTCACTACGCGCATTGCTAGACATCTGTTTTTCTCCGCTTGGAAAAGATGAAAGAAAAACCGCTATCGCAGAACGGCGATAGCGGTAAAGACCATCATGCGAATGGATTTACTTTCGATCCTGCCGCAGTCGGCTGTGCAACGACTTCGGCCACTCGTGCTGCTGTCGTCAGCCGTGCTTTGTATCCCTTGACTTCGCTGCGAGGATTTCCGTTCTGATCCTTGCCGACCTTGATCGTGATCATCAAAGCCTTGTTCAGCAGCTCGCTGCTGTTCTGCGGATTCGGATTGTTCAGAGCCACGCAGATCGACTTCAGTTGCTGGCGACCGATCTGCTGTGCGACTGCTGACTTGTTCGTCGTGTTCAAACCGTCGAACAGAGTTCTGTTCTGAAATTTGCCGTCAATAATTTGCAGCTTTAGATTGCAGCGTTTGCCTGTTCCGTCCTTGGTGTCTACCTCGTCGAACTCTGTGATGATCGCTGGATAGTCACCAGCAGGAATAACTTCGAAATCATTAGCCTTCACTTGCTCCAGACCATAGCTTGAAAAACTGACCATTCTTCTGCTCCACTAGATTTTGAAACACTTAGACCCATTTGATCGGGAGGGATTCGAACCCTCTGGAATAGCTTTCTAAGGTTTGCTATTCGCTCTTTCTGCTCCGCCGTGCCCAGCACGCTTCCGATCAACACGAGCGTTTATACACGGCTCGCAAGTGATGTTAGACGGGGAAGTGCGCCTGATACGCATTCCAATTAAACTCGATTTCTGCAGGCATCCCGAGCCGATTCTTGGCGAGCACCGCTGCCGATTCCTGCGTCCGGATGTAACGCTCGTTTGCGTCAACAGCGATGGTTCGTTCTTTGTTGAAACCTTGGTCCTCTTTGCGGATGAACACGCGATAGGACGCAAACAGCACTTCGTCGCAGTATTCCTGCCAGGCTGCCGATGCAGCCTGATGCAACGCAGGCTGATAGCGGTCGTAGCTGTCTTGGTCAGGACTTTCGAATCGCTTGACCTCTGCGTGAGCAAGCAAAATAACACTCATCCGCCTATCGGATCGCAGCATATCCAGACGACTCATAATACGGTCCCAATAGGCCATCGCCTGCTTATATCCAGCCCCGTAGCCGATGTCGCCGATGCTTTCTTTGTTCGCGGCTTTTGCAACCGCGTGATGAATGATCGACTCCAGCCAGTCCATCGAATCGATAGCCACCGTAAAGAAATCATGCTCCTGATTGATCAGCCAATCCAATGCCTCCACGACCGCCTCCAGCGTTGTCAAATGCTCCGTCCGCTGGCAGTCGATATTGTTCAGCCCGTCTTCCAAATTCAAAATAATGCAACCGGGAGCCTGACTGGCCCATGTGCTTTTCCCGATTCCGTGCGTGCCGTACAGCAAGCACTTCCTTGGAGCCTTCTGTTTACCGCTCAAGATTTTCATTACTACACTCCCGAATTAAAATTGAAACACCTGAAACATCACCATCACCACACACACACTTCGTTATTTTTGCCGATGCGATCTGGCAATCATCTACCCATGCCAGCCCGTTTAACGCATCGAGAATTGCTTTGAGAACATTGTCAGCGTCTGGCTTTGTGGTGTGCCAGTATCGCAAGTTCGGTATCGTTTTCCTTATCTTCGATTTCGGTCTAGAGAACCAAGTTGCAACTATAATCTCAATCGCATTTGGTACTTTTTTCTGCCGTGGAAACGCCGCTTTGATTGCAGCCTTAAACTGATGCACTGGATGCTTCGATGGCAGGTATAGCCTAGCATGTCCCCGCACCGTGCTGACTCTGTGCCGAGGTTGTCCGACTGGATCACACTTCACAAAAAATTCGATCATGTGAAATCAACCCCCTTTCCCCACTGCTCCGGGACATGCCGCTCTTTTAATTCCAGAGGCCTGCCCTTTTGCACCCGCCTTGATTCGCGCAATTCATCGCACCATTCCGCACGAATTAACGCTGATTCCGTAACGATCCGTTCGTTCATTTCTGCTTCGTATTTTTTCTCTGCGGCGAGCAATTTTTTAGCCTGTATCATCGCCGCAGAGTCACGCTTGTTCAGCATCTACAATCTCCTGAATCTCAGCCCGGTGAATGCTCCATGCTTTCGGAGCGTCGATTCCGATCCTTGCCTTCGGTGAAAAGCCTGGACTTTTACCGACACACGAACACAGCGTGATAGTGATCGTCTCGCCACTCGGCGACGTGATGATTAACTTTTCGCCGATCTTTCTGGATAGCACTAGCATCAAACAAACTCCCTTCAAAAAACTGCGGCCCGCGATCCATGCGAATTAAGAACGATGTCAGTCGTCCACCGCTTTGGTCTCACATCATTCGGTTTTTTATTGTTGTTTTAAAGAGCCATCGCCAGAGCCATAGCCAGAGCCATCGCCAGAGCCAGAGCCATAGCCAGAGCCATAGCCATAGCCATCGCCAGAGCCAGAGCCATAGCCAGAGCCATAGCCAGAGCCATAGCCATCGCCAGAGCCATAGCCAGAGCCATAGCCAGAGCCATAGCCATAGCCATCGCCAGAGCCATCGCCATCGCCATCGCCATCGCGTTTCGCAGCGCGAGACAATCGCGATTCTGTTCCCGGTCTGTCGATTGGCTCACCGGCAATCGTTCGCGTCACGGCGATATAATCACGCACCCCTCCATAGCAGGCGCCAGATTCCAGAACGTCGATCACTGTGACGCGATCTTTCGGCAACCACGCCGCAACGTCTCGCATTACGCTTTCTCCCATTTCTCAGCGGCTTCTGGCGTCACTTCAAACACTGCCGTCACACCACGCACTTCGATATCCGCAGGTAGGCTGATCTTGCTGGTCGATGTTGGCCCCGTCGCAGCCAACTGCATCACGCCGCGAGTTGTGCCCCAGTAAATTGCCATCTTTGCGCCGGTCAAATGGATGACATCAGCGTCAGTGCTTCCCGCATGTCCAAAAAACACGCCTTTATGAGACGTGCAGACGATCACGGGACGCGATTCAGGTTTCTTTGCCATAGCAGTTTTCCTTTTCGAGTTAAGTAACGAATTGTTATTAGCCCGTCGCCGATTCGAACGGCGTCAGTGAATGTCAATCCTCGCGACGAGTTTGGATTGCTTGCGAGTTCCCACACTCGCCAGACGGGCTGAAGTTCTCACCGAATCCAATTGCACTCGACCGCCGCCGCGGCAAATAATCCAATAGCAACCGCACACGCTATCGCTAAGAGATCAGTCATTGTCCCGCTCCCACAAAAACAAAATCCTGTCATCCGCCATCGCATGGCCTGTGAATCCGTTGTCCCTGAAACAGAGCTGTGAAAAAATACTGTGGCCATCCACTTCGCAGGCGACGCCGCATCGTTTCTGATGGAGCACTTTGTCTTTCAGTCGATCGATCATCGCACTGGCAACGCCTTTACGCCGCCACTGCGGACTGACGGCCATCCGTATGATTTCGATCTGAGTTTTCCGCAACTCATACAGGCAAAATCCAATCGTCCGATTAAATCCATTTGTCGCCACGACACCGATGACTGTCTTTTTTCTAAGGGTCTTGGTGAATTGATCATCAGACCACGAATCGACATAACCTGCGTCATCGATTTGGATCACGTCGTCCATATCACGACGGATGAGCCAGCGGATTGATTCGTTGATGCTTGTTTTCATTTCAGTCTCCGTACTGTCGATCACTACTCTGTCGGCTCCTGCGACTCGTGCCGCAGAGCCAACAATTGATACACGAAAAACAGCACGATCGATGTGACGGCGAGAATTTCTGCAATCATTTTGTGCCTCAGATGTTCGTCGTGATTGATTAGGAAAAGTAAACACAACGCTCCCGCACCGCAGTGATCACCACTGATAGCTGAGTCCGTTGCTCGCGGTGTACTGCTCGCAGGTATCTTTGCGCCCGTCCAGAATCTCACCCGCGATTTCATCGCGGATGCCCGCAGGGATCTCCCGGGCGTCGATCTTCCGCCAGTTGTGGCCGACACCGCTGTTGTCGTGTTTGATTGTGTTTCCGCAGATTGTCGATTCCATTGTTTTGTTCCTTCGTTCATTTGAGTTTGTCATCCACACTGCGTGTCTGATGGGTGTAGCGTAGAGACTGTCTACAGTGCGTCAATAGTTGTATCGACGTTTTTCACAATTATTCTTTAGTCTTTATCCGCAGAGTTTCGAATACCCTGATTTTTACGGGCTTTCAGAGTCGAAATATCTTTTGCAGAAAGTCTGAAGATGTGCTGATCGGTCTCTGGAATTGCGATTTTTCTCCCGATTACGCCGTGCTGACAGAGCCGCGATACCCAAGCGCGGCTGAAGCCCGTGATCTGAGAGACCTGCAAAACTGAGTATGTTGTTTGTTTTTTTGCCATGCTGACAGTGTATACAGTGTCTAGCGGATGTCAAGAACGCAGCGAGCCAGACCGATCGGCCTAGCTCTCCCAGATGCTTCGTGTTTGCGGTGCATGACGCCGCCGCCGTAACTATGGATGCATCACGTCGCAGGGACGCAAGTACCATCTCTCACAGTACCTAATGCTGTTGCAGTCGAGTTAGGTTTGTTTGCGATGGTTCCAGCGGAACAGTAACTTTTTTGTAGGCTCCAGTCCCTCGGCCCAGAGCCGTATAAGGGATCTGACCACACCCACACAGATTTACAAGCACAAGAACGAACTACTTCTGCTGTAGTACTGGAGGCTGTTGTAACCAAAGACGCTTTTTTCTTTGTCGATAATGAACTGGTTACGCCAACAGAGTAACCACCAATATTGGACCATTTGTTAGTTACTGCGGACAACACAGGCGTATTCACCGTATTGGCGTTCAAATCTATACTAACAGGATTTCCACTACCTTTAAGATCACTACGTTCTTCTTCTGAGGTGGTTGCTGTGTATTTTGATAAGTTATAGAACAAAAAGTTTTCTGTCGTTTTATTCCAGTCAGTGTACGTGTAGTAACCTTTGTATCCATAAGTAGAAGAACTATTTTGAGTGTAATGACCGGCAGTGAATGCTAAATCGTATGTCTCCGTTCCCAAAAAACAAGGGAATTTATATTTGCCATGCGCCACATTGCCAGAGGCATAAACACCATCAGTATATGGCATCAGCGGGAAGTGACCGTGCCCCCTTATTGCATCAACCCAACCTATATTACTTGGGACGAAAAGTGGTCCAAGACCACTGCCAGTGTTCCATTCAGTTCCTTCCGATAAAAGAAAATAACACCATTGATAACTCCTTGGTTCATATGTCGGGCCATACATGTTGCCATCGCGTTGCGTAGTATTGGAATGCGCTTCATCAAGACGGACGAAACAGCCGTTATCATCTGACGTAGTTTTGAATTCACTAAAGTCAAACATCCATGTTACCCCTAAAGCAGTAAAGGGGGAGTTAATCGGCGTATTATTAATAAGATTTAGCGCAACAGGAACACCAATCGTTCCCGAAGTAGCATAAGGCGATGTTGCGGTATTGCTCACTACATACGATGTTCTGACAGGCGCAGCCGAATTATATTGGCCAATTTGTTGTGCATTCCAAGAAAATACTGATTGAGTAGATACATACCAGACACCCGAAGACGGGGAGCCAAATGTGAAAGAGCCGATTATGTAATGATTTTCAAACACAGCTCTTTGTCGTTCTACATACCCAGAAGATTGATAGGTATTAGTAGAATTAAATTTGAGACGATTTAATACTTGTGCGTGCGTAGATCCTGCCTGCCCATTGATGAGTAAGGGGTCCACAATAGGACCCGACTCAAATGCGCTTTTGTCTTGAGGTGCTGGTGGCTTTGGTTGATAGCCCGAAGCATACTGCCCCATGACTCTGAAATGATCTTTGGTGAGTGACTTTATGGGGACTTCCGTGTATCCAACACTGTCATTGTATTGACAATCAAAAGGCCTCCACGGCTTGCGGTGATCAAAATCGTAATCAGGCCATATTGCGTTAGCCTGCGCTTGAGTCATTCTTGCACCAGTGGCGGCGTTTGCGTAATAAATATTAAATCGTTTAGTCCTGTTAAAAATGAAGTTGCTCGGCGTAAAAAGCTTATTGTTAAAAGTAACGGTCACAGTCTTGTTAACGAATTGCTCTACCGTCTCACCATAATAAAGAGTTTCAAAATCAGTGAATTGTTTGTTTTCATTCCACTGGCAACCCGCTGAAATGGACGTTGCTTCAAACACAAAAGGCTTTATCGCACTAAAAGAAAGATCATGAGCTGTGTCAATCCCTTCAAATGGGATGTTTGCTTCTATTTTTTGCTCAGACCAATCACAGTAATAATGAAACCGAATAGAATCTGTATTCAATCCATAATATCCGAGACCACTTCCTGATGCTGGCCCGAATTCAGTTGAACCCCCAGCCATCGGCATTGGTCCTTGTATCCAACCATCAATAGGCAAGCCAATAGGAACCCCATCGATCAGATCATAAAATGGATTATTTTCGTAGGTGATGGCGACATTATTAAAACGCAGTGTACAGTAGCTACAGTATTCACTCCGAGGATTCCATTTGGAATCACACCCGCAGCAACAGCCGATGCCAAATTCCATCACACGGTCCCCCTCGTTTTCATCTTGTCACAATCGCCAAAGAACCACCAGTGGCCCGCAATAAATCTAGCCACACCGAACGTGTTGATCGCGTGACTGGTTGATTCGCTGTGATTGTACACAGTGATCTGATACGCCACCTCGCTAAATCGTTTTGTCGTTACGTCCCACGTGCAGACTTTGGCCAGTGCTGACGTTGCTCCGGTTTTTGAGTTCGTCGCTGCTGCCAATGCAGCGTCAAGAATTACACAGTAATCTGCCTGCGATCCCAGTGGACGTGGTCCACGATCCGGCGATCCTGCACCGCTAGCGACGCTCTGCAAATACCACTGCCACAGCTGGCGAGCTTGCTCAGGAGAAAAGACGCCGATTTCGTCCACAGGGTCACCCCTCCGTTATCCGCGTATGTCGCACAGTAAATCAATACCCGCAATCGTAGGAGTCACTGCCGTGGCTGTTGCCGCGTCGTTGACTGCGATCGTAATGCGGACATCCAGCACGTCGCCAGCAGTCAACCCGCTTGACGTGATTTCGAACTCCTTAGTCGCGAATGTTAACGAGTTTATTGTCGTCGCCACCGTCGCGCAAAGATCCGATCCGATCCCGCCAATCTTGTCAATCTCGTAACACTCGACATCGACTGAGCACGACACTGACGCGACAGTTGTCGCCATGCCCGCAGACAGCGATATCGTGACAGTCTGGCCGGCTTCGTAGCATTCCGGCAATTGAGTCATAAATCGAGCATACCGCGTAGTTGCGCCGAGTGCCTTGCAGTCGCCTGCTGTCACTCGCGGAGCTGTCGAGCCGAACGTAGTGCCGATCAGCGACAAATCATCCGCTGCCGCCGTGCCCGGCAGATTCGTTTGTATCGCATCCCAGACTCGCAGGTCCATCATGTTGACTGGAAATATAGCGAGTGGGTCTTGTTTCAAAATCGACGATCTGAGCTGCGCTGAGACGCCAGTATCTTTTATCGTTAGCACGCCAGTAACGCGAACATCGTCAAACAGTGAAGCCATTTCAATTACCTTTCGTTAAACCAATCCGAGACCTGAGTAAGGCAGCGACCCATAAACCTGAGTGTACTTATACAACGCATTGTCGGGATTAGTTTCCTCTGTCCCGTCAGCTTTTAGCAGCACCGGCTTTGCGACTTCTTGTTGACTGGAATCCGTGGCTCTGCGAATTAGAGATCCGTCTTTTATGTAGTATCCTTCATGCCGCCACCGCTTGTACCATGCCTGCGCGTTCGTTGCCCCGGCAAGTCCAGCACGAAACTGTATTCGCGCCGTCACGTCCCAGCCAGTGTTCGAGCCATATGCGAATTCACTTTTCGCAGAGAATCCAACTAGTCGTGCCGTACCCGGCGGCCATCCGAGGAACGTGTCGGAGTTTGTCGCGTGCCGGTACTCGGCAATCGTATAAGTGTTTATTGATCTGAACCGCCGCGTGATCACGCACGTCTGATCAGCGATGTCCATCGTGAGACCTTCAACGGCTTCGCGATTCGTCGTTACAATCGCTCGTCCGTTGTAGTCGCGGTCAATCGGCTCAGTAGATGATGTGTCCGACCATTCAACCGACGTTGTCTCTATCTCTGAATCTGGTGACGGCACGCCCACATAGGTGACCGTGACAATCCACAGCGTCGGTCCCATCGGTGTCGATGAATACGATTTTGCATAGGCATAGACGCCGCTCGGATGCTGTTCTCCCAGCGAGGGAATACCATATACCCCGACGATAGGAACGTCGGCAGTGTCGCCAATTTCGCAGAGCACTTGCCACGCTTCGGTAATCGTTATTTGTGCAGACAACGCGCTGAACTTGTCGGATGAAAATGAACCACCCGACTTAGACCACATTTTTGTAACGCTGATGGCACTCATGATACTGGCACCAGTTTACTACCCTTGGATGTATTTTCCGCAATCTTTTGCTGCGCCTCTAACTGTTTCGCGTTGAACTCCGCCAACTCCTCAGTATGTTTTTTTGTGGCTTCTAAAATCTTGTTCGTCTTGTCCATTGGGTCCGACGAACTGCCACGAGTTAAAAGCCTGGACTCCATCGCCACCAGTGTGGGTGCTGGGCCAGTTTTCTTTGCGCCAGTTCCTTCGCCTTTTAGTTTTGCCGCCGCGTCGGCTTCGTCCTGCTTGGCTTTGTCTATTCCTGCCTGCTGCGCCGCTAACTGTTTCGCCGTGGTTTCATCTACGCCCTGATTGATGAGCTGCTGTGCGTTCGCCGCTTCCTTTCCGAGTTGCATTTCGATTTCTTGTAGTTCCATTCTTTCACGTTCTGCCGCGATGATATCCTCAACTCGCTTCACTTCATTGCGTGCATTCTCTGCGATTTGCTCCGCTGCTTTCTCGCGGTCTTCCTGTTCCTTCTGACGCGCTCGCTCAGCGTCCTCCGCAGCCTTTTCGGTTGCCCTGACGGCGTCTTCCTGCGCCTTTTTATGTTCTGCCGCTGCTTCGCGTTCCGCCTCTTGCTTGGCCTTTATCGCATCGCGTTCTTTTAACAGTCGCTCTGCTTCGCCCTGATCTTCGGTGGTCGTATTTCGTAATGCGTCGATCTTGATCTGTTCCTCGCGAGTCGCCTTCATGTACTCGACTTCTTGCCGCAATGTTTCGATATAGTTTTCTGACTTATCTTTCGCCTCGTTTGCTGCTTTGATTTCCGCCACTTCCAACGCTCTCGCGCCGACAACTTTCATCAGCTCATCACGTTGCTCTTTCAAATTTGCCAGTCGTTCTTTATCGGTTTTTAGCTGATCCTGTGCATCAAGTGCATACTGTTTTCGATTGCCCGTTATTTGCCATGCGTCCGCCCACTCCTCGACCTCGCGAGCACTTTTCCCGGCAACATCGCTTGCTGTCTGGATGTCGCGATTCAGATCACCGAGTAACTTCGCATACGCTGCCCGCTTTTCTTCCGGATTGCGAATCAGCTCAATATCTTCTCGCGCATTTGATGCGATCGACGAAGCAACTCTTTTGAGTTGCGCGTCGAGTTCCGCTGCCGCTTCTTTGGCGTTGGCCATTGCCCGCTCAAACTTTTCAGTCTGCCAAACAATGTCAGCCAGTACCTTGCCGACCGCAAAGCCAGCAGTTGCGGCCAACCCCATAAGACCTAGCTTAAATCCGACCGCTCCGAGTGCGCCCTTTTTTGACACTTCGCTAAACTGGCCGACCTTTTCACTGACTCCGCCTACTACATTCGCAAGTCCAGCCAGCTCGCTATTGCCGGTCATATTTGCCAACTGAGAAAATAGGTCAGTCGTGGCTTTGACGTTGCGTCCAGAATCCTTGAAAGCGTCGGCGGTTTTCTTGCCCGCGTTCTGTGCGTTTGTCGCGACCGCTGCGAGCTTTGCAGATGCTTGGTCGTCAGCCTTGATCAGGATTTCTACTGCTTCGCTCATTCCTGACCTTTCCTTCTTCGGACTGGAAAAACTGCGCCGCTTCGATGAAGCCTATTGACTGATCTAATACTCCGCCCGCGATCGGCGGAAGTCCTTTTTCAAACAAATCAAACAGGTCCAAAGAACTCACGATTGACGAACAAAACTTATTCGGGCATCCGTCTAACTCAAACGTTCCGTTTTTGCATTCTCCGCATCCGTCTCCGTCACACACTGGACATTCAATTTCCGCTCGGTTGTCCGCCGTGCTAAGGCTTCGACACGTTCCCCGCGTGCATGATCGGCACAACATCCCGCCCCGAATCAGGGCTGCAACTCTGTACTTTTTTTTTCATCCGCTGTGATGTGCTGGTTGTACATCACCTTTCGCAGCAACTCGCGAGCCTCTTGATAACTCAGCACATCGTGCAATGCCTCCGCGCTGAACTCATTGCCTCCCATGTTTGACCAACTAATGACCACGCCCGTCAAGACCTCGACCGTCGCCGCAAATAGATCCTTGATAGAAATGTCCGGGTTGTCGGTCCACTGATCGAGAACGTCCGCAATCTTTTGCTGACCTCGCATCGACTGCGAACGAGCGTAAAACGTCGGCTGCGTTGCCTTCGGCTTGTCCGCGTCAATGTCTAGGACGATCGGGTATTTTTGGCCAGGCTCAAGAAATAACGGCATACAATCCTCAGTCAAAAGCGATAGTCAATTCCGTATCAACTGCACTGCCTGCTGTGGCCAGCCATGTCAGGTCGTCGGTCATCATGTCCGACCGATTGCCCTGCTGTTTATTTTCCAGTTGCGCCTTCGGGGCTGCGATTACGATCGAAGCGGCAGCAACGCCGACCCGCATGGAAAACGCATACGGAAGACTGCTGAGCCAGTGTGCTTCACGGTCTTGTGTTGCCACTAATACAGATTCAGGATCTGCTGTAATGACTGGAGCGCGATTCGTGACGATTGCAGACTTGTAGCCCGTTCGATCTGCGACATCGACACACTCACGCATGATTACGCTGTTGCCTGCATCGACCTCCACGCTCGACGTGCATAGATCGACTGAGTTCCACGTTAATACGCCTGGCGAAAACCGAAGCGGCAACGCTGTCGGATATGTTGGCGCAATGATCGTCAAGTCCGTTTCGTTGCTGCTATATTTGCCCGTGAACGTGAAGGTTATGAACGCCATTTTTCCTGTCGGGCAACTGATCTTAAATGTGCCCATTGCACCCGACAGCAGCGACCGCTTACCGTCCTTATAATGCGCCAGCGTTAGTGTCTTCACGCCGCCTGATCCCGGCCCCTGTGACACTGGCGAGAACGTGCCTGATGTATCGACCCAGCCGCAAGCTGGTAGCAACACGCTGGCCCATGTCGGAATTGTCGTGCCGTCGTAGCTCAGGTCATGCACGATGCTGCACGTGCCCATCATGCCCTCGGGGATGCCAGCGAGATGATTGAATCCGCCTTGCCCCTCGCGGCGAGTTACCGCAACAGTTGGTTGAATCGAAAAGTCGCGAGCGTTAAACGCTCCTTCCGACGCTGTAATTGATTCGGCTGTCCCGACAGTGGCCTCGACCTTGGCAGCGAATACGGCACGTCGTCTTAGTAGTGGCATTGTGATTGTTTCCTAATTCGGCACGAGTCCGTTGGCTCGCAGGACATTGAGATTGATTCGACGTTCCATTTGATGCTTTAGATAGTCTGTCAAATAAAATGGCAGTGCCTGATCCATATTTTTTTTCATAAACACGCCTGCTGGCGACACACCAAACAGCCGCACAATAAGCTGCCCCATTTTTCCTTGACGCCTGCCCTTTGTGAGTTTTCGCTGTGCCCCAACTCGCTTATAAACGCCGCCGTATAGCTTAGGCGCGAGCATTCCAGGCTTTGGCCCCATGAACGCGCCGGACACCGTGACCCGTCCGCCCTTCTTGCTAATCTGGTACGACACACCCGATTTTATATGCTTTGCCTTAAAGTGTTCTAGGCCCTCGCGTTCTGACCACCATAGCGACACGCTTCCCTGGGGGTTTACCTCTGTCGCCTTGCGTGGACTCCGTATGTTTTTCTTTATGTCACCAATCTTCATATTGATTTCAGCACCGATGTCGCGAGCCATCTTGCGCTCTGCGTCTTTTACTGTCGCGTTGACTGCTGCCGCCATCTCTTTGCGGAGATTTTTTCCTGCCGCCGCCACAGCCAAACTAAGCTTGTCGAATTGAGTAGAATCGATAAATATCTCTGACATCAACCCCTCACTGTGTATGGATCACCTTCGGCCACGCGATACGTCACCATCAACGCAACCGCAATCCCTTCATACCCGCCATCAGAAGTAGCTGTCTGTTGTGGCCCGAAGTCTGCATTGATCGCGTTTCCGTCGAACTGATGCCATGTCCCATTGGTTCTGATTGCCCGATGGATTTCCGCTTCGAAGACGTCCTCATACACCTCGATTGGCGTCGTATCCTTTTCGCTTGGCGCGATATGAATCCGTATCAAAAACGTCTGCATGTACGCGATTGCAGGAGGATTTCCAGGGCAGTCCAGCTCTGTGACTCGAGCCACCTCACCACGAGTCAGGACTATCATTCCATGCTGTGGCGTGTATGTCGCCAGTTTTGTGGGTCTGACGACATTGACAAATGAATACGGCCCAGAGCCTCCGGAAACTAATGTTTGCAGCCGTGCAAGTATCTCATCGGAGATGATCGAAATGATTGGCCGATCTACAGTTACCGGCATGTCAGCACCAGCATTCCCGCATCGTGTTCCACGAGCAATTGAACTGACCGCTTCGTCGCAGTATCTCCGATCCGCACGGCCAGCTTGATCATGTCGCCGCCCGTGTTGATTTCTTCGCTGCTGATTCCTGTCGTGGAATTGTTCGCGACACGCACCTCAAACTCTGGCACGATCTGCTCGTCTGGATTGAATGTCGCCACTTGGTTGCGAGTCACCACGGCACTGATTGTCCGTGGTGTCGCAGCCGTTCCAAACCTGTGCGGATAATAAATAACCGACTCCGCGA